GTTTGAGTAGACAATCCGCCAAACGCCTCAGGTGCACCTTGCCAAGCAGGAGTCACACCCCACATAGCAGCTACACGTTCTCGTATCTCTGCTCTCACAGGAAGATAATCCATCTCCTGTAGTGTGTGGAACAGCCGTACCATATCAACCCTACCTCTATTATTCTTAGCTGATACTGCTATCATTGGAACAAAGTTAGGGTCAATACGAGTTTGAGCAGCAATGTTAGCACGTTCTCTACGTAGACTCTCAGGGTCATCCGTAAAGACCATCATCATAGACCCAGGCATCTTACGCTCAAAGAAATATCTATACAAGTTCTTATCCATTCCAATCAAGGTTAACACCTTTTCAAAGATGGTAAGAAGAGGACTCCAGCCATATGTTTCAGAAGGAAAGAACTTAGAAACGTGAATGACTTCATTCTCAAATAAATAGATGTGCTGACTGCGATGATAATACTTATACATTACAGGCCATCGGTCACGGTCACAGCTTGACTCTTTACAGATGCCTGGAGTATCCGCTACAGTATCTCTATGGAGAGGACACACGAAATGAGAATTCTTAGGTAACCCCGCCATGTCTAGGTCATATTCAACTAAGGCAGGATTGAGTCTACGAATCTCCTTTACTTTAGACCTCACTGTTTTTCCATCATCATAGAATTCTTTAATTAAATAGAGGAAGCCATCGTCCACGATATTAACATCGAAATGGAACTGTCGTAATACTTCTTCTAACGATTGGTCAAAGACGTTACAACTTGCCAGAAGCTTTTCCATTCTTTCTCGCTGTTCTGGGTCAGGGTTTTCTACTAAAGGTTTCCAATTGATTCCTCTTCGGAATACTTCACCAGTGATATGACTTACGGGTGAACGTACCTCCTCAACAGACATAGATATGGTTTGAATATCCATAACCAGCTGTTGACGATAGGCCATTTGATGGCGTACCCATGTATTAACTACGTGGTCTAAGCCGAATGAGGGGGAGGAGGCTGTCTCCCCCGCTGCTTTCATAAGCTCTAGTGTATTAATCTGAGAATTAAGCTCAGACATTTGTTGAGCCATCGCAGGAACTTCGGGTAAATATTCAGATAATCTCATGTTTTTAATCCTTGCTTAAAGTTTGTATATCTGACATAGAAGTAAGTTTAAGTAGTGTATTCATTGCCATTTCTTTAAGTACAAAACCCTCAGTACGGTCAGGCCGTTGTTTGAGTATAGACATTTCCTCATCATATTCTACTAATTTTTCCCGTAAATCCAAAATTTCTGACTCTTTCTCTAGCAATTCTTTATCCATATCTGTCTGTTCAGTGAACGCTGCATTAGCTAACACACCTAAACGAGCAGCTTCCTTTACTAGTCCCAAGAAAGCACCCTCAGTTATTAAGGTTACTGCATCACTGTCATCTGGTATTTCCCCATCAGGGTCTAAAGCCCTTAGGTCGTCATGCCATGTGTCTAGAACTCTCCACGTTCCCGCCGCATCTTTAGTTGCTACGTATTGATTATTCCTGTCTCTTAATGTATTTCCTATCATATTCTCTCCTCTAATGTAGAGGGCATATCCCTCTAAATATACTATTTTCTGTTGGGGCATCTAACATAATCATGGTTTCTGCTGCTATAATAGCTATTATAACACAAACCCCCAAAATTATTATCATTCCTTTAGCTGATTTCACAAGCACTCCATCCACAATTCTTACAGGAACTGCACCCAGCTTCCTGAACAATCAAGGGAGTATCGCAGTCACAGGTTTCTATACCTTGTTCTGCAATGCCTGTAGTTAAAACCTCCTTAACTCTGCTACCTGAACGATATACGGTTATTCCTTTACATCCCGTTTCCCAGGCTTGTAAGTATGCTGACTGTACGTCTTCTCTAGTTGCTTCGTTAGAGAAGTTAATGGTTTTTGATATCCCTGCATCTACTGAATCTTGGAATGCTGCCTGCATGGTTACATGTTCTGATGGAGATATGTCTGGTGCCGTAACATAAACATCTTTTGCCCACTGAGGAACATCTTCACGTTCTTTAATAGAACGACCTTTAGCTAGATGCTCCATCAAATCGTCCGAATAGAAACCGTGTTCCTGTGCTGTATCCTGAAAAAATTTGTTTACATAGTACAAACTCTTACCTTCCAAGATGTTTGACTTTCTCCATGCTAACGCAAAAGTTGGTTCAATTCCGCTTGAAGTATCAGCAATCATAGAGATAGTTCCTGTGGGAGCTACACTTAACCTACAGGCATTCCGATAGGGTTGATGTTGACCGTAGTCACTTTCTTTCCACGATGGGAAGGTTCCTCTAATCTCTCCCAATTCTAATGATGCCTGGTCAGCAATGTCTCTAATAAATGACATCAAGACTCTACCGATGGTCATAGCTACTTCACTATTATAAGGAATCTTCATAGCAATTAGCAAATCAGAAAAGCCCATTACACCTAAGCCAATCTTTCTAGTTGCCTTGGTCATAACATCTATATCAGATGTAGCATATTGATTTGCATCAATGACATTATCTAGAAAACGTACAGATAGCTTGGTTATATCGGCTAACTTCTGCCAATCAATCCGTGTTTCCCAATCACCAGGCATATCATCATTCTCTAACCCTTCATGAAAGAACTTAATCAAATTGATAGACCCTAGATTACAGCTTTCATTACTGAGGAGGGGTTGTTCTCCGCAAGGATTGGTTGCTATCATATCTCCATGTGCATCCTTAACATGGTTATCCTGATTAATACGATCAATAAATACTACACCAGGCTCACCATTCTTCCATGCCCCATCAATAATTAAACTGAAGACATCAAAGGCATTAACCCAAGATGTTATTTTATTAGTCGTAGGGTGAATTAGTGGGTACTCAGCACGATTCAATACAGCTTTCATAAAATTAGTATCTACCCCAACACTAATATTAAAATTATGTATATCCCCTTCAATGGTTTTACACTTAATAAACTCAATTATATCAGGATGGTAGATGGACATAACCGCCATGTTTGCCCCATCCCGTTTCCCACCCTGTGTAATCATACTCGATACACGGGAAAGTGTCTTCAATATTTCTATCGGGCCACAGGCTTTTCCTTGAGTAGTATTTATGGGGTCACCCTTAGGACGGATTTTAGACAGGGCAAAACCTGTACCTCCCCCAAACTTCTGTACCATAGCTGCATCAGTAGCAGTCTTCATAATATCTTGCATACTATCTTCTAGAGGAAGGACAAAACATCCTGATAATGTTCCTGCTGGAGTACCAGCATTCATCAACGTAGGTGAATTGGGTAAGAAATATAATTCGGACAGCATACCATAAAACTCATTCTGTATAAGTTCTATCTCCACAGGCAAAGTCATATACTTCTGCTCAACAGAAGAAATAGCTTTAGCTACCCGTGTAAACATACCCTCCGCATTTTCTCTAGGTTTCCCTTCGTTATCCTTTAAATAATAACGGGCCTCTAAAATTATTTCCGCTTGTTCAGTCATCGTCACCATAAATCCATCCTCCTATCCTCTATGTCCACAATATATACATAATTTATTTTCTGGAACCCAGAATGTCGAATTGCACATCGCATCTTGGCAGTCAGGGTTAGGGGCTTCTAAAGCCTCACTCGGAACTGCTGGTTGGAAGTTTAAGTCAGGCATTCCTCGTCCAGGCATCTTGTCTGGATCCTCTTCTTGTCCTTGTTCTATGGTGGTAAACCAATCCTGTACGTTCCCCAACATTTGAATCTTATAGATAGTAGTTTCATATGCAGCCGATAGAGCCATCGCAATAGAGAAGAAAGCATCTCCATGTCCTAGTGGAGTTTCAGGGGCTTTCAATTCATTGTTTACCGATAGTATCTGCTGCTTCTGCCGTTCATCTTTAATAAGATGTAGATTTCCTGAGTGTAGATATGTTTCAAATATCTGTGCCATAGTATTTTTACTTCTGGTTGAGAAGATCATAGGCTTCCAAATATTATCTAACCCACGTTCTTCAAGCTCACCTCTTGTATTGTCTACGTATCCTTTATTTAAATCGAAATTCTCAGATACTTTATTTAAGTAATCAATTTGGTCAGAATAGTTCCACCCATCTAAAAAGGAAGAATGGACTTGTTCTATTGTATCACCTCTGCGTCTAAAAATAACTAGATGAGATGGATGACGTTTCTTACCTACATCAAATCCTGCAAAGAACTGGTCATCTTCCTCACAGGGAAACGGGATAGTAGCATCACAATTAATTAATGTACTAGATTCACACTTCTCAAGGTCTTCTGCTTCAAAATAAGATTCTGTCGAGAAGTGAGGAATCAACATAAACTCTGAAGCAAAGGACTTAGGACGAGCTTTCTGCTGTTCTAATAGCCATTCTTCATTATAGAGTTCAGGCATCAATACTCTACGTCCAGGGACAGGATCTAAAGCTGGGAGTACCCTAGATTTAAAACGGCTGTCCTCCTGAAGTTTACTAAGGATATCTCCAGGCATCATTGGTGTACCCAACACAATGACTGGTACTCCCTTCAAAGGAATAAACAGTGATTCCGTCATAAAGTGGTCTTCTACTTTAGTTATCTGTCCCATGTTCAAAGGGTTCTCAGGGTCACGCAGAATATCATCCGCAATCAAGGCACCATTAACATGCATACCCCTCTTAAATGAAAAAAGACCGCCGTGCATTATATCGGCAGGCTTATCATTAATTGAATATCTAAAGGAGTAATCTGCTTTAGGGGATTTATTATTCATCCATGACATAAGAATAGGATTTCTCTTTACAGTTTTATTAATTTCTGCTATATGATACTGAGCCATACCATCACTATAAGATAGATATAATACCGAACAGTCTCGTGGGGCAGTCAACAATCTCCAAACACTAAAGGCATGGCCTAGAACTGTACTCTTAAAATGGAAACGTGGGAGTACAGCCACGTAATTTAATCCCGTTTCTAAGCACTCTTCTATATCATCTGCCACTAGTTGTACATGCCAAGCTTTAAAGTACTCAGGGTTATCGTAACTTTGACTCCATATATTTATTAGGAATTCTTTAAATGTGCCAACCTTATATTTTTTATCAGACAACAGCCCGTCCGCTAGGCGCGATAAGGCACTATCGTAAGAAACGTCATTACTATCTTTACTAGGCATGTTACTCCTGAGCCACCAATGATTTTAATTTAGTAGCTATACGTTGGATAACTACTTGGTCAGATACTTCTTCAACTAATATATTTAGTACGGACTGAACAAACTGTAGGTTTATCATTCCTTCCATAACTTTACGCTCACCTTGAATACTCAGGTCTAAAACTTTAGCTGCATCAAAAGCCCTATCAAATTGAAGTACTCCCAATGCCGCCCCTGCTTTATGCCTCATACCCTCATATTCAGTAAGATGCTCTGTTTGAACTCTAGCAAATCTCTGGCCCTCAGATTCTTTTATCCTCTCCATAGCCTCAGTTCTAGCTAAGTTCTTTTGTTCATTCCAATTATACTGCTTTGCCCATACATATAATGTAGGAACTTTCACATCAGAAGAAAATTCCACATTAATCTGGTCAACAATTTTTGGGCCTGATATTCCCTCTACCCACAGCTCCATAGCCCTGAGTTTAATTTCTTGGTCATATACTTTTGGCATTATATATATGACTCAAAGCCTTGGTCAATCTTTGAATTCTGAGATTCAAGGCTACCTCCAAAGGGAGTACCATCTGATTGAAGCAGCTTAGAAAAATCTACATGACCAGTCTTGCCATTCTTAGCACTAGTAAAGCAAGTAGGGAACACCCGCTTCTGACTACCAATCTTATAGGTATTGCTCATAATTGCTATCTCTGTCCTTGAACACACATTAGTAAAGCTGGGGTCACCCAGAGGTACGTAATTTTTATTGGCTAGGATAGAACCCTTTGTTTTACTTAAACCTTTAATATGGACATTCCAAAAACATTCTTCATAATCACAATATACTATCTTAGCATATTGCTCTCTAAATTCATCTTCAGTTAGTTCCTCAGGAAGTACATCTTCACTAGGTCGCTGGGGTTGTTCCTTACTATTAAAGTAAAATGTTAAACTCATCTTTATCCTCCATCTTTCTATATAGAGCTACACATGCTGCATCACAATAATCTTGCTCTTTGCTATTAATGTTTGCCCATTTTTCTATTGCAAATTGTTTAATGAAAGCCTTATCAGCTTTACCTGCTTGTAGTACCCAACGTTTCCATACTTTATTATCGACAGGCATACAAGAATATCCATTACGATAACAAATATACTTTGCCCCTGCTACTACCGCAGCAAGAGCAACCGTTGTTTTAGGGTTCTGGATATAGATAGCCGCTTCTACAGCAACTAGCAAATCACCTATATCTATTTTACTCAATTTCTCCTCAAATCCTTCTAATATTTCATAGAACCTATCTTCATAATTTGAGGCTAGACTAAACCATTTAAATTGCTCAATGATATTTTCCTCCTCATCAAGGAGAACACCATGAATAGCTTTAGTTGAACAGTCTAATCCTAGATAGTACATTATATCACACTTTCCTACTAGAAGTTGTATACTCTAGATTTTCATCTAAACCTGTAAGTGCAGATTCATAGTCATCAAATAGAGCAGGGTATTTAGTTTTTAAGATGCCTGCGATTTTATTAAATACTAAGCGTATTTCCTCTTCAGCATGTTCATCAGTTCTCATTTCAATTATATGTCGTGCAGCTCTGATATTACATGACCACCCAATGTTAGTTGCTAGACCAATGGGGGCTACTCGTCTAGCAGCAGATGTATAATATTTCTTTTTGCTGAACGGGAGGTCATCAAAAGGTATGCCCTCAATGACCTCAGCACGTTCTATAAGCCGTGCGTATTGGAGTTCTAGGTATTCCCACGTTTCTTCAAATATATCCGTAGAATTCTCATCTCCTGCATATGCTTGTGGTATCCAGAGGCCCATATCTTCCAGCCTTAGAAACCGCAAACTCTCCTGTGATATAGCAGTGCCAGCCCTGTGCCGTACTAGTTCATGGGTAACTACCCGACTAGTATCACAGATCATAAAAGACACCCACCCATGTTCCAATACTGAACCATGACCTATGTTAATTATATTCTTAAGGTATGAGGAGTTATCTCCACGTACTTTAGTAAGATTAGGATTTAACTCTGTCCCGAAAGACTTATAACATCCTCTGCCCATGACTTCAATCACTTCCCTCAAGTCACCTGGGCCTTGCCCATTACGTCCCTCATTACCATCCCGATTACCCTTCTTAGAAGTCCATCCTTGTGCACCAATATGGTCTAGATAGCTGTGAAGGGCAGCATCATTCACAGTATTCTCAGCTATCATAAATACTTGCGGTTCTACTCTATGCATAGTCTCTCTCCTTATAAGTACGTAAGGCTACAATTCTGGATACCGTTTGAAAGCCTGACGAATAAGCTTTAAGAAGACCCTCAATTCTAGTATGAATAGTTTCATACTCAATCACAGTCTTTCTCATCTCTCTCAGTTCATCATACGCTCCAAAAGCAGCACCCCTAACTTCTTCTCTCGTAAGTTTTTTCTTACCAATTATCTCCCGTTCCTCAGCCAGCTTAAAAATTGCTGAGGAATATGCCTCATCAAAAGCCGCTTCATATGCATTCTTCTTAGAAGAAACATCAGACAGTTCACGCTCTAGGTGGGCTTTATACCCACCATACACTGTAAGGAAAAGCTCAAGTTTCTTAGTATCTGCATTCATTAGAGTAGAGAAATCAAGTTCTTCCCTCTCCCCCAAGTCAATCCGCATTGCCGGTACATTTACTTCTTCTACATATTGATTAGCTTTTCTAACCGCTGATTGTGGAGTCCATCTTTTTTCCATTCGGCACCTCTTTACATCTACAATATTTCTCGCCAGTACACACAATAGGAATGGAAGTCATCTTCATAATATTAAGACACTTGTCCACTAATTGTTTCCAGACCTCCTCACTTTTTACTACACTAAAACACTTTACTTGCTGGTCATTTTTATTTTCGTATAGAACTATCCCATGTTCTATATTCATAATATTTAAATAGATTTGTAGCTGCAAGTAGTGGTCACTCTTGGGGTCAGTAATCAACGCCTTAAATCCTTTATCATTGATAGATTTTAATTCAACAATAGTTTTACCATAAACTTCATGTTGTATCATATAATCATATCTACCTGAAATAGGGGGGCTATCAAATTTAGTTGGTTTCTCTTCATCTATATAAATTCCCAACTCTTGAAAGTATTTAGTGAATCTTAATCCTAAGTAGTCACCACAATCAAATATCCTTCTAACATTTGCAGCTATAGGACTAGAGGGCATAAGCCCGTTAAAAGCTAAATACACATATCGTTCACAAGGACTACTAACAATGGAAGGATAGAATGTACCGCCTCTACTAGGATAGGGTTGTTTTATTAAGCCATCGTTTATAAATTTAATTAGCCAAGCATCTTGATTAATTGCTACGGGGTTTGCGGGTTTAGTAGTTCGTCGCTTTCTAGACTTTGGAGTAGGTACTCCTCTTCCAATTTGTTTAATGCCTGCCATAATGTATCAGTCACCCCTGTCTTAGAATTTTCTTTGATATGCAGAATATTTTTAACTCCATATATACGCATTAAATCTGCATCTCTTTTTATATCTCGTTTCTTGAGATGTCCATATACACCATCTGCTTCAATTATCATTCCTAGCTCAGGAACAAAGAAATCCGCAATATAGTTACTTATAGGGACTTGGGTATCATAGCGGAGTCCTAAGTCAGATAGGACTTCCGCTATCGTGTTCTCTTGTTTAGTATAATCCCTAGGTAACATTAGCCTTCAACTCATCAAAACGAGATGGATTTTCTAAGAAAAAGTGTTTCAGGCCATTCATACCTTGCATCTTTTCCTCACCGTACATATACCAAGCTCCCCTTTGTTGTATAAGATCTTGGGTAAGAGCTTCACGAATAAAGCTTTCTACTACATCAATCCCACCTTCAATCCTAAAGGGAATCTTAACACTGTTCCAGTGCTCTCCACCAATCTTCGTCTTTCTCATTCTAATATCCATATCAAACCCTACCTTAATGCCCTTAGGTTCTTCAATCCATCCATCACGTTTAACCTGTAACAACGAATGAGCAAAGAATGTTTGGGCTAACCCACCTGGCATTGCATCAATAGATACAGGGCCAAGACTAGACCTAATCTGATTAATTAAGACCAAGGCTGAACCCTTCTTTAGGTGGGGAAGAATCTTAGGGAACGAGGAATTAACAAATCTGGCTTGCCACGCCATTGGATTATATCCAAAAGTCTCCTCATAGACTGCTGACGGAACTAGTCCTGCCATACTATCCAGCACAACTAAATCTACACCGTTGTCCATCATTTCCCTAACTGTTTCAAATGCCTCTTCTCCAGTAGTTGGTTGGCTAACCAGTACATTCTCAGTTTCCAAGCCACACTTTGCCATCCACTTGGAATCCCAAGACTGCTCTGTATCAACCCACCCTACAATGCCCCCGCCACTTTGAGCATTGACAGCTATTTGAGAAGCTAGAAAGCTTTTACCCACATTAGGAGGGCCATACAGGAGGGTAATACGTTTCTTAGCGATACCTCCGCCTGTAAGCTTATCTAGTGCAGGTATACCGAAAGGTATCTTATCGTATCCAAGCTCCTCACTATTACCCCGTTTCACATTAAGCTTCTTATTTCCTAGAAGTTCATCAATAACGTCTTTAGCAGTATCTTTCATTATTTATCTAACACCCCTTCAATTTGTTTATCAACTCTACCTTTAACAACATCCCATATCTGATCAGCCACCATACCAGCTTCATCAATCTGCTGGCTTATAGGTAGGGTTGTATCTATCTGGTCTATATTGAGGTCTACACGACCATACTGATTCGTTGACAGGTCACCTACTCTAAAGGTAAACCCTAGATGTACACTTACTTTAGCCATTCTGTACCTCCTCTAATTCCAATCTATGTATTCTTCTATTATATCACATTTCTTATTTGGTAAATCCCACTTAGACCAATCAATTTTAGTAGCCCAGGAACCTTGGCATACTTCCATATCAACTTTAAGTGGTATATCTAAACTGTTTGCTTCTAGTATGAGTTGTATTTGCGGTGGTAATTCTCGTATTTCCTCATCATGAATTTCACAAATGATTTCGTCATGCACTTGCAACAAGATGTTGCTCTTTTTATCTTTAAGATACTCGTGTACATATATCATCCTCTCATTTAAAATATCAGCACTAGTACCCTGTACTAGATAGTTAACACCTTTATACCCAAGTGTATTAGCAATTTTATATATGCGACCATACCGATTCTTTATCCATCCCCGTTGTTCAACAGTAGCAATAACTCTATTAATAAAAGAGCGGGAACCGTGGATATTCTTAAAATATTGTTGCTTATAAACTTTAGCCTGCTCCGTTGTGGTACTAAGTTGTTGAGCTAGCCTTTTATTCCCCAATCCATATAGAATACCAAACGTAATATTCTTTGCCATTTGCCTATAAAATTTAAACTCGTCATGGTCTTCTGTAATACCAAAGGCTATCTTAGCTGATTCACTATGGAAATCTACATCATCTCTAGTTAACAATTCATCCATCTCAGTGTTATGAAGATAGCTCAGAAAGACACGTACTTCCATTTGAGAGTAATCAAAGCTGACTAGGGTATACCCAGGTCTAGGTATAAATAACCTTCGTACTGCTACTTGGTCTACATTAGATTCGTCAAAAGATTCATCCCCGACAAAGCCCCATGTATCTAAAACACGATTACTAAGTGTAATATCAGATAGTTCCCCCTTAGACTTGGACGCTACAATAGCAGTTATCCTACCCCTAACAATTTCCCTCTCTTCATCCGTTAAAGACCTATCACTAAGTTTAAAGTGGGTACGAGGAATGTTCTGAAGATTGGGTTCTCTAGACGAGAGCCTTCCTGTCAATGTTCCCCAATTGCAGAATGAGGTGTGGAGACTATCAGTCTCTATATATGGATTAATATATGTAGACTGGAGTTTCTCAAGAGAACGATGTTGACGGACTAATCCTGCCAACTCATTATCTATTTGAACTAGTGCAACTTCACTCCACGATTCCTTATCCTTAGGAGTTTTAACGGGTGATGAAATACCCATCTCCGTAAATATTTCTCCCAACTGTTGAGTGCTACTAATATTAAATTCATGCCCAACCAGGCTATAGATATTCTGAACCACTTCAGCTTTACGTTTAGCCAGTTTCTGTGAAACATCTTGTGCATAGTCACTATCAACAATTACTCCCCTTCGTTCCATTTCAAAGAGAACCTTAGTCAACTCACATTGAGTATTAAAAACACCCTCTTGGTCAGTCTGCTTAATCTGTTCTAGCCTGTCTAAGTATAGCTTTTGGGTATACCATACATCTTTCTTACAGTATTCACCTAGGATATCAGGATGGGCCATAGAAAAATCTTTATTCCATTTGTGTTCACGTAAATACTTTTTAGTATCTATGTCATAACTAGCCGCTTCTTCCCCATAGGTACGCTTAATAGTATCAGTTAGTCCTAAATCTCTAACTTCGGTATGTTCTGTTAAACGCACCATAACTAAGACATCAACCAATCGTTGACGGTCTATAATTAACCCCTCATTAGCTAAGAAGTGGAGGTCAAACTTAATATTATATCCAATCAAAGTCGAAGGAATGGAATTAAGCCATCCTATTACTTCTTGACGAGCCTCTTCTGTTAGATTTTCTCCTTGTTGATGCCGAAAGGGGAAGTAATAATTAAACGATGATTCCCCATCATAGGAACATATCCCTAATCCACACACTTGATTAAAGCCATAGGGATTTAACCCGTTTGTTTCAACATCAATGACCCACGTATTAGACGATTCCAACCCTATTTGAGCTGTCTTATAATTAGCATTAGTAAATATCATGCAGCCGCATTCCATTCTGGTGGGTCAAATTGTCCTGTTTCTGACATACGTTTCATTAAACTATTATACGCCTCCGTTACAGATGTACCGATACCCGCCAGCCAAAGCTTATTTTTATTCGGTGCATTGATTTGCCACTGCTCTCCTGCTAAATCTCTTGTATCCCTACCCAATTTAATGTCGAAATTTGAAAAGTTATAGTACAACGAATGTAAACAATCTAAATCATCTTTACTAAATATCATTCTCTCCCCCTACTTATCTACCACAAAATGCCCCATCGGATGGGGCGGCTTTTCTTTCTCTCCTATCTTCCCCCACAATTTAAGGATACGTTCAGTAGCCCTTATTGTCTGTATATGGGATGGCCCTGTTTTTATAATATACCAATTTAATAACAAATCTATAACTTCTTCTAAAGTGGTGGGGGATTCGCCCCCACCACTTGGTTTATTAGAAGAGGTCATCGAGTTTAACCGCTTCAGAAGAGGCGGTGTGACCGTTTGATGTAGCTGCTGCTACGGTCACAGAACCATACCTATCTTTGAAGTATTCTTTAACTGCTGGTAGGTCTGCTTGCTCTTCAAACTTATCCTCAGGAATTTCCATATCTCTAGCAGTAGCAGAGATGCTATAAGAAGTATCTAGCATACCAGAACCAGTACGTTTAACACGTATTACACCCTTATCAAGTTGACCCCAGTCATTATAGACATCGACCAACTGGTTCCAAATATAATCACTACGTCCAAAAGTTAGTGCTATCAAACGATAGTCATTAATTACTTCTTTAAAGAGCTTCTTTCCACCTGGGCCAGAAACTTCTTCCCACGAATCTACTCGTTTCTCAGGATGAATAACTTCATGTACAAATGCCCAGAAACCAAACTTGTGGCTAGGCCGTGTATCTGAAGGAACATCTGAAGTATCTGTCTCTGGGTCAGATAGAAGGTTTACCCAACGATTGCCAGACCTGTACGTATAGATATAAAATTCATCTAGCTTAATGTCATCTTCATGACCTGTAGCCAATGAGGTTATAAACGCTTGGTCACCATCTTTAAACCAAATCTCTTTACCTAGTGCTTGATTACCATTACTGAGGCCAGTTTTCTGTTCTTCCCGTTGTTCTTGAATCCTATTAATTCCACCCATAATTTATTCTCTCCTTACCAATAATTTCTTTTATCTATTATATCACAAAGTTGGTTTTCATTTCTTACATCTTGAACATCTTTAAATCCTTTAGGTAATGTTATATACGATACTATAAAGCTATTAGATAGCTCTTTAAATATTTTATTTAAAGCTCTTTGTCCTGTAGAATCATTATCTAAACAAACAACAAATTCTTTAGTAGATATATTATACAACATTTCCCGTTGTTTTTTTGACATGCTTGAACCCAATAAAGCAATCGAACCAAAACCGTGCTGGTCTAACCACATAGTATCTAAGCTCCCTTCGGTAATACATACAAAAGGTTTCTTGACTAAGTGACAGTCTCCGAATAAGATCTTGGACTTCTTAAGCCCTTTAGAGTACATATACTTAGGGACAGCATTTAACCGTCTACTGACCCAGCCTATCATACGTTTGTTAGTATCATCTACTGGGATTATTAAGTCATTATAAGTATTAATTGCACATCCCCATTTAACCAATGTGTCTTTATTAAAGCCACGTTCTAATATCCATTTAGGAACGGAGGACTTATCGAAAGGAAAATCTACAGTGGGTAGCTCACCATCCTCATCAATCCTATATTCATCAAACAAGTCTATATTAAACGTGGCTTCTTGTTCCCGCAGTAAATTGTCAATCTGTATTTTAGAGTAGCTTAGATACTTCTGTAAGAACGTCTTTAAGCTACCTGAGCCACATCCTGCAAAACAGATCCAAACTCCCTTCTCAACATTAATTGAGCAGGAGTCTACTTTATCTATATGAAAGGGACACTTTATGGAGAACTCGTCCTTGTAAGTATCTGGCGTTATACCCACATCTAACAATACAGTTGTCCAATCGGTCATTAAAACTCCCCTGAATTATGAGAATCCTCTTTAATATACCCACTGTCTACATTCCACTCTAGCATGGAGCTATCAATAGACAGTTCACCATCTCTATATTTCTGATATTGGATAATACGTTTGAAGTCATTATCTTCTACCATACACATAGACAGAGCCACATCAGAAGCCCTAAGAAGAGCGTCACCAAAGGCTACATGCTCTGCTCTAGGGGGAGCATATAAATCTGCTGCGTCCCTATTAGCCTGAGTAGAAACAAATGTAGTAATGTTGTGGCTCATACATAGATTCTTAAGACCATAGAACAGAGAGTGCGACTGTTCCCACATAGCCTTTTTACCATCACCACTGGATACTAAGTATACCCCATCTAGAACTACAAAATCTGGTTGATGCTTTCTAACTAAGCCTGAGATAGAATCTAAGCTCATACCTTGTTGTCCTTCTATGTGGTCACATATCAGCATCTTACGACCATTAAGTTTAATCAAGAATTCTTTGTATGCTTCTTCATCAATAGGGTCACCGTTGCGTAGAGCCTTATGAGAAAAATTATACCCCATCATATTAGCTAACACAATATCTGTCCTAAGGCTAATTGCGTTAGTAGGCATCTCTGTGGAGATGAGTAGAGTTTTATACCCTGCCATCATCGCTACAGCGGCTGCATGGACACACATCCAAGTCTTTCCCATTGCTGGCCTAGCAAAGAGAGATATCAATTCTCCTGGCATCCAGCCTACACCCATCTTATTTATAGACTCAAAAGAAGTTGTGATTCCCATCATCCCTTCTTTACGTAGTTCATTCTTATTCTTCCAATCATTATACCTTTCTAGGTGACCACTATCATAGTTAGTAACATCTTCATCATAGACTAAACCAATGTCCTGTAAAGCTGTAACAATCTGTGCATATGCATCCTTAGGCTTTTCAAGAAGCATGGCCTTATTCTTTTGAAAAGACCCTACTACCTGTCTAAAGAGTACTTGGTCTTTAAAGGTATCTAGGGCATAGTCAAAAGTAAGGTTCTTAGCAGTATCATCTAGTGTAGGATAATTTTCACAGATTGTGCTAGTACTTGGCAGTTCCCCGTAGCTATCCAAGTATTTATTTACAAACTTATAAGCATCCCCATGCTGTGCAAAATCTTGTGAAGTATACTTAAACCGATTAAAATTCTTCTTCTCTGTTAAACCTAATATCAGTCCTGACTCAATGTAATCATAATTTTCCATTCTCTACTCCTTCTTAGAATCATAAATAATTCTATTAGAATCGTTGTGTACATAGTATACCACATCTATTTCTTCATAAAAATTATCTACAATCTTCTTCGCTTTAGCAAACGTATTTACTGTGTCTTCAACCCATACCATATTATTTAGTTGGCTAACCCCAATAATTCTAAACTCCCCATCAGGGGCAGTACGATCCTGAAGATGTTCTTTATCTAACTTCCGTTTAGTTTTTACTAGTCCTCTTTGCTGGTGCTTTACTCTTTTCATCCTTGAATCTCTCCATTAAATCTTTTTCTAATTGTATCATCTTAGTATGGTCTGTTGATTTAGGTAGCCATTTAGCTCTCAGCAACCTCAGCTCTTGCCATTTATCTATATACTCCTGTTGATTACTAGACTGAATCTTCCATCGTAATTCAGGGTTATCATCATCAGGTAAATAAAATTTAATCCCTGCAACAAAATAAGGGATAGAAACTGTATTTGAATTTCGTTTAATACAAGCCACTACCCCACATAAAAGAGCATAAACATTATGGACTTCAAGTAGTCCTTTTAGAAGCTTCATTTCATACCCTATGAAACGGCTAGGAACATATTCCTTGTCATGCTTCTTATAATATTCCTCTGAAAAAATTCTATGTAAATCGTTACAATTATAATCCTCTATACTTTTCTCCCTCTTTTCCATGTTCATAACTATCCTCTCCTTCAAATAAGGCATTAACTTTTACTCTAAGTCCTGCTCTAATAGTATACGCTGATTCATGTAAATCTTCAGTGATTTCTTCCATCGTTAATCCTTCTAATCTTAACACAACGAACTGTTCTTCTTTCATTGTTAGATTACTATCTTGAATTAGTTCCATCATTTCTACATGCTCAAACGAATCATCAATAGTACCTAATGCCTGCTGTATTTTATTAGATGGTATATCATCTATTCCTACCTCTAGTAAGTCTTCAATGCTTTGAGTATCTAAGTGTTTTCTCTGTGCTCTAACTATAAGAGTTCGTAATGTATTCAACATAGTTGTATGTAAATACGTATGAAACGTTGTACCGACATCAGGATTAAATCCTTTAGCAGCTTTTAGAATAGCAATTCTTAATTCTTGAGCAATATCATCTCTATCCATATCTACTACAAATGCGGAAGAAGCTATCTTTTGCACTTTAGGTTCCCACTTCACAATTAGATCGTCATTGATTTCTATTGCCGTTTCCATAGCTTTCTCCATAAAGATTTGGGAGTATATCCCTTAGCGATAAGATAGGCGTAGTTAGCCATAACCCCAGAAAAGAACAGTACAATTATATAAAGTACCCATAAAGGTAACGGTGCAAACTTAAAGAACGTTACCATTATTGTGTCCTCTAACATATGCATAGCTGTGATGCCGATTAATAGTTTCCAATAGAGTTTATCTATTTTATCAAGATGCATTAAATACTCCTCTTCCCTGTTATCCCGTCGCGTTGACCTCTATTATAACACGAAGTACTACAAAAAATATGTAGGTATCCTCGCTTATAGCCACCTTTTATTATACGCTTTTTACGTTTAAATTTTAAATGGCAGAACTCGCACTCAACGTCTATAAATTTTATATCGTCTTTACATTTACCTGGGCAAACTTGTTGTTTATTGGGGGTAGGACTATGACATACAGGACAATACACAAGTCGTTTCCGTTGGTATAATCCTTTAGTAGGTACTCCCGCAGTCTTCAAAATGTAAAAAATTCTCTGCTTAGTTACACCAAGCTCTTTAGCTATAGCTGGTAAAGTTAAGTAGGGTCGTTTTTCTTTTAGGTCTATTGCTTTGCTTCGTGTAGACATTATAACACATCAGCCTAAATAATTATTTCTACTACGCCTGGTGTAAATGCATACATTCCCGCTCCCTTCTTAGGCCAACTATCAGACTGGGGTTCAAAGATTTTTGATGTACCATCGGAGAACACAACAATATTATAGGCATGTCCTCCCGCATAATCAATTACTAATCCTACTGTATTCACATGAAACTTTCTATCTACTCTGGCTTTAAACGAGAAAGCAAAGTTATCGCAATCATATTTCTCGGCTACATACTTTTTATTGTCTGTCCAATCCCAGTCAATTATCTTCTGAAACTCTTTTTGGGATACAGCAATGTATTTACGATCTAGCCAAGTAATCTTAGCTGCACCTATAGCCTTACTGACATGTCCTGAGGACATTTCTTTATGACCAGTAAGTTCTGGGGGAGTTAATATTGACAGGTCATCTTTTAATTTAATAAGGGTTGTTACTAATTCTCCCATTTATCTACAACCTCCCTCAACTCTTTAGCAAGAACAATGGCTTCATTTCTCTCATCTTCTAATACTTTAATGCGCCTATTAAGAGCTTCAACCTTCATTTCAAGTTCTTCATTGCCCGAATTTCCTGACTTTGCTTTAATTAATGTTAACAACTGTTCTAATATTTTATTCAACGTCATGGTTTCTTTCCTCCAATAAATCTAAGACCGCCTCACACTGTCTCTCCAACCATAAATCAAACTTACATATCCTACTAGTGAATACTAGTAGTTGTATTACAATTTTCATATTTCCTCCTTTCTAGAAAACGTTTTCTGTTGCTTTAACTGCATTCTCAATGGCGGTTGACCGAATACAACCAGTAACAACATCCGCTAGCCGTCGTTTTAAATCAGTAGCTAAAATTTCAGGGGTAGGTGTTTCTTGATCTGTGCCTATCCATTCTCCTTCTTCATCATATTTAGGAACAGGGCAATGGTGGTGTTCCTGAATTAAATCCCATTGCTCATCTGTAAAGTCTATTGTAACTGTTACTGTCATATTTCCTCCTATACCTCAAACGCAGCTTGTTGTGCTTTTGTAGCTTTATCTTGGATACGCCTAGTAATTCTATTGGTCAAAAAAGTCTTTAACTCTCCTGAAACAATAGCTGCCGTCATTGTAACTGGGGTATACACGTCATCTTCTAAGGTATCTGGAATCTGGAAAGCCTCCCCACCGTGTTCTACTACCAAAGCCCATTGAGCATCTGTTAGTTCGATTGTGATATTTTGAGCCATTTAATTCCCCTCCAAAACTTCTATTCTTTCTTTTAATTCTTTAATTGCTGCTACTAATGGGGCAACTAATGATTCATATGCAATGCCCCAATCAACAACCCCTGTGTCTGCATCAGTAACTTCTGAATACACAGCCATATCTTCGGTATACCCAGAATCCAAAACAGCTTGTTTCATTTCTTGAGCCGTAAACCCAAACTCAATTTCAGTTCTATCGACTCGATTAAATGTTATGGGGTTTAATCTAGTGATAAAATCTAAGCCCTTCGTAATAGCTACTTTATTTTCTTTTAAGCCTGCGTCCGACGAAACGTCAGTAGCTAACGATGAGTACAGTCGTGCCCATCTTTTGGAACCTTTTCCTAAGTAGTAAGTACCACTAGCAGAAGGGTATATATCATTCATGACAGTTACGTCAGTAGTTGTAAATCTCATTTGGATACTGCCACCGGCACTAATAGCTACTCCAGAATCATAATACATACCGGAAGTTAAGTGGTCATCAAATGTATGTGAAGGGTCACCAGCAGAACCATCACCAGCTCTTACTTCATAACAGTCCGTGATAGTGTGATTATTCATATCTATATAAGAATCTATAACCATCCAATCGTTAGTACCATCACTACTTGCCCACCACAAGTCTCTACCATTACCTCTACAGACCAGACCCTTATATAAACCAGAGGTATAGAAGTACAATCCAGTAGTAGTATCAGCCCTTCTACGAATACTTAGTGCACTTGACGTACCATCATCCACACTCATTGTACTTGTCCATGTATGTGCGCCTGTCCAAGTAGGATTATCTCCTAATCCTACGCCACTACTGCTACCCGTAGTACTAAACTCTGTACCAGACAATGAAAGCCCAGAACCCGCTGTATAAGTAGTATCACTGTGTGTTCCATGCACAGAAGGAGCTTGCCAAGTAGCCGCTCCAGTAGTAGACCAGACCAGCAGCTGCCCCGATGAACCCCAAGGAGGAATATGTTCATACTGATTACCAGTAGTGTGGCTAATAGTACCAGTAGCTGTAATGGGGCCACCAGTAATGGCTCCTGATGTAGCTACTGATGTTACTGTTCCACTGCCGCCGCTGCCGCTATTAGTTACCCATTCTAAATCCCAAATATAAGGACTAGTGGTAGTTCCCGACCCAGTAAAAGTTCCGCTTTTTAAAGCCAAGACTTTCCCTGCGCCGCCACCGCTATAAGGAATCTGATAAATCATGCTATATGTTGGGTTGGCCTCCTTGACCCTATCCAATCCTACATAATTACCATCACTGGAGTCGTGTAATTTAGATGAAGATGATCCAGTAGCTTGAGCATAATCACCACTTTCCATAAAGACTAGAGGTCTATTACCAATAGCTACTTTACCCTTTAGGGGGTCAGGATAGAATGCAATATCTTGGCTAAAAGATGTAAGAATTAGGTCATTAGGAGAAGTGGTTATGTAAAACTCATCACCTGAACCATACGTTAAGCTACCTGTCCCAGTAGTATAAATCTGGGCAGACGAAACATTAGACTCACCAGCCTCGTTCCACCAAACCCCAGAATTTACACTGTTTTCTAATTGTAGGCCAGATGTTATAGCTAACTTTGACCTTTTTACACTTTGGGTGGCATTATTATAGATAGACAAACCATCAACATCAATTACAGCAGCCCCACCTATGAAGTAGGCTTTACCGTCAGTTGCTTTAAGTTCAAACTGTGTCGTGTCTGTTGTACTAGCTCTGCTAACACCTTTGATAGAAGTATGACTCATATCAATATAGCTTTGACCACTAGCAGGAGAGAAGGCTGTGGCACCGGTCATAAAGAGGCCATCAATAGCAGCACCGTTCTGCTTTAATATAATTCTGGCGGTATTTACTAACCCGCCATCAATGGTAGTACTCCCGTTATTAATGGCATCCATATAGTCATGCTTATACCAGCCATTTCCAGAAGTAACTATACCACTAACACCAGCCGCACTAGCTATATATTGTACCTGTGTACTAGTTTTTATCCATATATCACCCGCAGCAAAAGATACAGGGGTGGTTGCTGTTCCTTCTATTTGGAAAAGGGTGGCACCCTTTTCCCCTTCTGGGGCATTAGCATTTCTTATTTCCCATGTAGAGGTTGTCGAATCATAAACTTTAATTACTACAGGTGACGTGTTCAGGTCAAACCAAACATCATTATGACGAGGATTGCTTGGAGTACTAGTTGAGGCTGTAGTTATTGTCTTTTCGGAAATCTCGGCACGGGCAGCTACAGTTAATTTACCAGTATCTAGTGTACCTGCTTGAACATGGGTAGCAATAATTGCATCTGCTGCTATAACTGTGGCATTAATCGTGGGTGCTTTAGAATTAAAGGGAAGAATTGTAGGAGATTTTTGAGTTGCATCAGCCCCAACTACGACTAGCCCTAATAATACTTTAGAATCTCCTGTAGCAGTCGCATGAGTAGTAGTGAAGGAAACTGGGAGGGTTCCCGTAAGACCCGCACTTGTGCCATCTAGGTACATATAGTTAGTACTATTATTTGCTAAGTTGCCCGTATTACCTGCGGAAATTGTAACTACATCATCATTACCAAAGGTTAACGTAGATGCTCCACCAGAAGAACCATTATCCCACATAACCTGATTATAAAGATTATTCCTTGGCTTAACAGCTAGATTAGAAGTCCACGGTCTTGTTCCTTTTGCAAGTAAAGCCGTAGTCATAGAGTTAGGTTGTATAATTCTAGAGGCTTCAATAACTTGACTATCCACTCCTAGTACATTTGAAAAAGTGTTCATAAAGTGGATATTTACCATACCCATACCATTACCTGAAGACCCATCAAAAGGTATGTTTACAGTGTATAAAGACCCATCCACATTAAAGTTTCCTTTAATCTCTTTAGAGCCAGCATCTTCATTTGTACCAATTGTTAAATAGGCTAGGTTAATAAAACTAGGAGCCTTGGAATACCCATCATCATCATGAGTAAGTTCAGCCGCTTGAACATCATATGTACCATCAGCTTTTTCTGCATTCCGATCAAAGTATAACACATATTGCTTATTAGCTTGCATAGGGGAAGGATATGCCGCAGCAGTTAAGGCAGCATCCGTACTCCCAGGATTTAATTGAAACCTACGGCCTGGGTGACTAGATACAGAATGAACTTTAATCAACCCACCTGACCAAGAAAAGGAGTTATAATCACGGAGAGTCGCAGCAGCTAGGTTAGGGGCAGCACCATAGGCATGGTCATGCCACCATACCATACCTCTAGCTTCATAAGCACCGGAAGCTAACGCCATTGCATCTTGGGTTGTGGATTCAGCTAGTTCAACTATGGACGGAACTTGCTGAGAAATTAACTTCTTAGCTGTTTTGTACATGACTTTATCATTAATACCAACAGTACCAATTTCAGAACTAACGTGACCATTATCCCATTCATAGATAATACTTGTTATTAAATGGTCACCTACAGTTACAGCCGTAGCATTATCAACTCGTATAGCCATGCCTGACCTTAAAGGAACATATATATTATATATATCATCTACTGCCCAGCCACCTACACCTGTAGATGATTCACTAGTAGTACCTAATAGAGATGTCTTAAAAAGATTGACTGTAAGTGCATCATTACTAGTATCAATTGCACTTATATACCCTGCAAATACCCCAGAGCTACTCTCTTTAATCACCGAACAGCCTCGTCGCATTCCATAGTCAAGGGGAGTTTTAGTCGCTGCTATAACAGGTTTTAACGAGGAAGTGCTGGTGCCACTTTGAGCTTCACCTGTCCATCTCATATGAGGCCAATCTTTAATTCTAAACATGCCACTTCTCATCCGTGCAATTTTATCGTTATTACCACCTGCTAACCTAGTACTAGCATTCATTCTTATATAAGCATAGTATTCATCTGGCCCACCACCGAATTCCGCTATATCACTATAAGCAAACTTTTTTATTTGTTGGTCAGTTACTGGCGAAGACTTAAATTTACAAGCAATATATGTAGGAGTATATGTACCACCAGCATCTTCCTGCCCAGTTGTCCACCCTCTTTCATATAAGATATCGTTTTCAGATAAAGTTGCTATTATATCGTCTTGAGGTTCTGTTATGATAATATAGGGGTTCCCATTAGCATCTATATCTGAATACTGAATATTTCCTATCCATGTTTTAGTTGACCCCTCAAAAAACTGTTTAGCGTTAGTATTAGCAGTTGTTTGAGCACCCTCAGATTCACCAGTCTGCGTAAACACACCAGAATCTACCCCATTACTTTTATGTAAAGATGTTACCTGCTGAATAGAACGAACATCGAAATCGCCCTCTACTAGACTAGAAGAGGCACCATCCGCTCTTATAGGTTGGGCATACCTAAAAGTACCTATAGTCCCGTTTTCAATTAGGGGCTTTATATATAGTAGGGTAAAGACATCAATTCGTGCGGAGGCTGGTTTATCCCCTTTAACGCCTGGGTACTTATCAGAAGTTCCCCCAAGATTTTTACTCCCTTCAGGTGTACCCTGTCTTCTATCATAGTTTCCTGATACATCTATTCTATATTCTGTACGACCTTTATGGGTTATAGCTACATGTGTTACAATATCTTCTGAGAATCCTGCAAAATTAAAGTCATTAAACATATTACGAATTATATCATTACTCGTAGTTTGATTATCATCAACACTTTCTGTTAGAGCATACTTAGCTGTTAAACCATACGTTTCGGGACTTGAGGTCGAATAGTGACCCTTCCTAAAATAAGTAAAATCTTGTTGAGGAACAGTACTTAACGCATGGATAGGGGTAGTCCTTGTTGCATCTAAGAAAAATTCAAAACCAATTCCTGCTGTACTAGCGTCTATATACCAACGTTCCGACTGTGCTAGGATTTGTATACGCCTTAAAATATCTGTATCATTGGCTGCAATAATGACTTTACCATACGAGTCATCAGCATCTTCCTTAGAATTATCTCTAAGTTCATCTCTCTGAAAAGCTTTAATATAACTAGAACCATTATCAATCTTATGATCTACATATCCTATGGCTTGGGTAGTAGCTGTACCATAAGTAGCTTTAAGAATGAAATCTTTAATCTGATCTAATCTACGAGAAATATTATAGGGGTAATTACCTGGGCCGTTTGTTATAGTTGTACCTTGCCCATTAGAATCTCCAACCCCCCTCAACTTTGTTTTTCTTTCCTCAGTACTAAAATTCTTGGTGTTAGCTCCTACTAAATCTTGTAGAACATCAAAACAAGTAAGCTTTAAAGTTGTACCTAGATTTGCAAGGAAAGGCTCCTCAGATTTATGGATTCTTCCAACAAACAAGGTCATAAAATTTGATGAATCATGTACAATAATACGAGTAAGTTCAGGAAGTAAACCATTAAATTGACTTACCTGTCCATTTGCCAGGGGGTTTGGGCCAAAGGCTAGTGGATGTAATGAATCCACTTCATAAGCTTTACGCACTGTTTGCCTGTTATTAATAATAAGATTACATTCTAGTGGAAGCCCAATATCATCCGTAATTCTGCACGAAATAACGGGACTTCCCCCACTATATTGATAGGGAAGATTAGCGTTTGTAATTGCTACTTCATCATTATAAGCAGGATTAGTAACGCGATTCTTTAATTGTACCCATTTATGATTAGACGCAGTTGCGTCCGTATCATCGAAGTATAAAACCGTTAAATTTCCAGCCATCTATTCTCTCCTAACTAAAAATTCTAGTCTTGGTATCAAATCTAGCTTCACATACAAACTGCATTTGGACAATCCACCTATCCTCTCTACCCGCATCTAATTGAAATCTAGCTTGCTGAAGAGCTACGACATAACTAGCACCCCCTGTAGCCTGTGGGTTATTGCCTGCACCCGTTACTGTCGCACCAGTAGAATCTCTATCAAATATGGGATAAGTATCATCTCCTATAATCATAGTCAGTACATTGTTATCATCAGCAACCCAAGTATATATTGCATCTTCTAATTTATTCTTATAAGGAATATAGTATTGTAGGCTTTGATGAGTTATAGCTTCCATACCCTCATATCCTAGGACTGTAGTTGTATTTACTGGAGCATTTTCTACTACAGCAGATAAAGTAATAGACGGACGAAATATACCAAAGTCTACTAATGCTGGACTATTCTGAGGAATGGGGATTTGGATAGGTGTCTTAGCAATAGATATTGTAAGGCTGTCTACTTTAAGAGCATACGTAGTTGTAACAGCACTACCCGTTTCAGAGTTTACATGTTTTAAAAGAACAGCTAAATCCATCTGCTTACGACCTCCATGACATGGGCATTCGCTGATTAGCAGTGTTCACGTTATATAAATCTGGGTTGCGATTCACAGCCGTTTGTTCATCATTTGATTTATTAGCCATCAAAACCAAGGCTCCACCAATAGCTGCACCAGCCACAGCTCCTATTGCAGTACCTATAACAGGAATCGCAGAGCCTATCATAGCACCCGTCAAGGCACCTCCTCCTATTCCCATCGCCAGTCCTGTTCCACCTCCTGTCATCGCACCACCTGCTACCAGACCAGCACCCATTAGACCAGCACCTCCACGCATACCTACTCCTCTTGCCATTCTCCCCATTCTACTTCCACCACCTCCTGTGACAGGTGGCCCGTATGGGCCGCCCCCGCCGCCACCTCGTGTTACAAGTGCACTATATATTTTCATTAGCCAAGTAACCGTGACTGTTTCGCCTTTCTTCCGAAGCAGCCCCAGTATCTTAAAACCCCCTAGTAATTTAGCTAAAAAGACTCCAATTATAAAGTACTGAAATATATCCTTTAGTACAGTGCCAACCTTACCAGGGAGAAAACTCGTAATAAACCTGACACCTTTAGCAATTGCTTGAATTACTTTAACAATCACCCCAACTATTTGTTCAGCCTTCGCTTGAATCCCAGGAATATTAGCAGCCATACTCTTTAGAGCTGCAACTATTAGAGGCATAAATGGTGCTAAGATAACATCAACGAGAGCACCCAAGATTTGGAAAATGGTTCCTAGTGTACCAGTAAAAATTTGGGACTGCTTTAAGATAGAAGCAATACCTATATTAATACCTAAAGTATTACGTACATAGCCAGAAGTTTTTTTGTTTATACTATCTAAAGACTTGGTATCCTTACTTCGTGCTTTTTCTACCTCTCTATTATCAGTACGTGTGTCATTAGACTGTTTTACATCCGAAGGGTCAACAGCACCGCCAGGGGCATCAGCACCTCCAGCCATCTCTAAAATTATTTTACCAATTGTTGTATCGCCACCTTGTTGGGTTGTCATATATACAGTCCTATAATTATGTCATTCTGTTTTGTTGCTGGCTATTTGCCCTGTCTTGAAGTTCTTGTTCATAATCCGTTAGAGCCTGAATAGTGGCTAATATATGCTGCATATCATCATCACTAGCACTTACAATTAATTCCCACGGAATCTTCATCTTTAACAATGAGATGATAGTAATCCAATATACGTCTGTAAAATTATGTGCTAAGTTCTTTTCTGGCACCCCCCTTATATTTCTAGCTATCCTTTTTTTAGGGCATCCACACTTTGGGCTTGGTCTTCTCCAAAAGCCTTGGGTACAAGACTTTCCAGAGCTGCCCCTAACCGTGAATCAATGGATGATAGAAAACGCTCATCCGTAACGCCCCACGGAGCTTTTACAATCATCTGAGCTAAACAGGCTTTAACATATCCATCACCATCAAAGTCTACTTGACCACCGTCCTGCCATTTTAAACATTCAGATATGATTTTATTCCGCTTACTCCAGGGTATGGGTTTCACCTGAAGCTCAATTTCATCACCCGTTTCAGGAATGGAAAGGATTTTAATTTCAACATCAGAAGAAATTAGATACTTAGAAACATCAAATTCTACCCCTTCACTCGCTGCTGTACTCTTTTTTTGTTTAGTGGACATACTTACCTCCTATGGATAATACGCTTCTTGATCTCTTACAACTATTGTCATATTTCTAAATATCATGTCTACGGCTACTTGTAGGGGAGCATCTGTTGTAATCGTGTGTGGAGCAGACCTAATGAATGCACCACCACTGTTAACAGTTCCTGAAAGAGCTTTGCCTAAACTGCCAGGATCATGATCTCCTGAAGCAAGAGTCCCATGATGACCAGAAAATTCGGTGGTAAGGTCGCTTCTATCTAGCCCAGGAATGTCTATCCAAATGGCATCTTCCCAGGTATGTGCACCGTTATCCTGAAATGTGCCCCGTACAAATTTAAGACTTATAGCAAAACCTGCATGACCCCCGTTAGCAGTATATCTACCTTCTAACAATAACTCTTTAAATAAAGAAGTAGCTTTATCAAGATTTGTAGCTGTTCCTACAACAGTATTTGACCCTGTATCTGGAAGAGCTAGAGTACAAGTCATAGAATATTCACGGCGTTGTTCTCTAATTTCTGATGGCCCTTTATGATCACCATGCCTCTGTCCTATATAATAGCGGGGGTCTTCATTATTATTGATAGCAATATTAAATCCTCTCACCCTCGCAAATTCAGTACCATCTATTAATTTAACAGACCCACCAGAGAAATAGTAGGGTTCTGTAGTTGGGAGTTTTATATCAGCTACATCATACTTATTCATGATGGCATATCCAGGCATTCCTTGGGCTTCGAGTATGGTTCCATCTTCTACTGCCATTTCTCCTGCATTTGGATACCTCGATACCCCAGCCGTATGTGAAGCCTGATTATGAATCATGTCTTTAAATACAAGACTATCCCAGTTGACTGTTAGAAGCCCCCCTTCTTCAGCCAATATGGACATGGCTCCTACTTTTCCGCCAAGCCAGCGTCTATCAAAACGTTGTAGGTTATTTTCCACGCTGTCTTTCATGCCCAAATGTAGGCATAAGGAATCTAAATCATTCTGTTCTAAAATATAATGAGTAACTCCAGATTCAGGAGTTACCAGATGTATATCGGCAAGGTTAGGATGACTATACTTAAAGGGATGCTCATATTCTACCCAAGCATTACTTGGGACAATTCTTTTAACCACATTTATTTCAGGTGGATTAGTAGCCGTAGCTAAAGAAGGGTCTATTTCCGTTAGATTATACCCATCAGCTTGATACCCAACGAAATGGGGTGCACCTATTGCCCAATTAGCACCAGTATGAGCAGTATTGCTAGTTTTAACCCAAACATCCCCAGGTGAAATACCTCCAGTAACATTTAGATTAGTGTCTGTTAGTTGTCTAGGAATTGGAACTTCTGTACCAATTCCCCATCTAAGAGGCCACCCATTTAGAAGAATGATTCCATTCAAAGCACCTTGATAAGTATGCTGACCTGAATACACACTAGTAAAGTTACGCATAGAAGATTGACCTAAGAAATATCTAGGTTCAATAGCCATAACTGGATCAGGAGTATCAATAGTATCATATACCCCAGGAACAAACTTAATATGTTTAGACGTTGCTAAAAGCACATCTGCATCAGGAGATAATATACTGAGAACGGGTTGAACTCTTGTAGCTGAACCCCCACTGTAATTGACTTGGTTATGATTAAATGCCAATGGTCTGTCTAGAAAAAACCATCCTTTATTACCAGTTCCACTATCTTGTTCTACATGCTCTATACGTCTGATTTCAGTATGCCCTGAATGAGCAGTTGCATCCGTACTAGGAACTGACCCATTAGCATCTGTAGGTGTGGGGGGGCCAATTGTAATAAAATCTCCTGGCTCTTTTAATCGTGTATCACTAACATAAATTTTAGTTGTGCCAGGCGGGTAATTTGCAGGGCCATCGGCATCAAGAACTGTATCAGCTCCTGACCCTGTTCTTACATTTGTAATGGCTAATCTATCTGGATCTGCACCCGAAGATGTTTCCCTCATTATTGTTAGTTGTGCCTGGTCTGGTCGTAAGACAGCCATAGTTTCCCCTCCGTAGTCAATACCTACTTATATATTATACTCTAAATTAAGTGGTTTCCAAAAGGACTGCTTTGTTTTCTAGTTGGATAGTAATCACGCCTGTCCACAAGTTTACTTGTTCTTGTGTAAGCTCTGAAAAGCTAAGGAATCTTACTCTTTGGAAGTTAGCTAGGCCATGTACCTTTACGTGGAGTATCCGTCTAACCTCTCTCATAACATCATATAATCTCTGCCTATCTGCTAAAGTATATACTTGTAACTCAACCATATAATTTCTATTACCGTATTTATAGTTTCCTATGGGCTGTTCATCTACCGCAGGATTACCTGCCTTACCTACTATCTGGTCATTCACGTTTAAATCAATACGTAGTGGGTCACCAGCCCCTGTAACTTCTACAAATCCAGGCTTTTTAGTACTACCTGAAACATTAGCATAAGTCCAAGTAGCATCTAAGATATCTAGTACATCACTAGCTGGTAATGGTTCAGTATTAGGCATTAGAAAGTCTCAAAGGCTCTCATAGAATCTAGCAGAAGCTCAACTTCCATTGACCACGAATCAATTTTCTGAGCTATTTGCATCCTATCAGTTCCACTCACTACTAAATTCCCGAAGTCTGCACTTCTTAAGACTTCAATAGCTACTAGTTTTCTAGTAGAATCAAATACAATTCCTGCTTCTCTAGCATCAGCATGTATATCTCGTCCAGATAAGTAATCAACTTTAACAGGCATCATAAATTCTCCACCACCAAATCTCCATACTGGTGCATTGTATGACATAAATCGTGCAGGCAGTAAGAAATATCTAGAGAACTGTACCATTCCAAGTTCTGGAAGGAGGAAGTATTCATTTTTACGTCCAGCAGTTTTAGTCTCCCAATCAGAACCATCCCAAATAGATAGGCGTAGAATCCTAGTGGGGTCAGGTCTATCTAATTTAAACCCATTGAGATTAAAATCATGGTACTCTTCAGCAACATAGTTTGGCCTCCACGATTTACGGGTAAGGTAGTCCACTCTAGATTCAGCTGATTGAATATATTGTTCTACTGTATCTTTAGTAGGTGTTGTAGTTGTTGTAAAATCAGCAGTCCCAGTTATATTTCCTAGCTGTAAGAAGTTGAAAACATCCTGTGTACTACAATATGTAGCATACGGACGCTTCTGCATACGATATACTTGAGGCACAGTGTCTACTGTAGCTGGGGTAACCCTAATCCAATACTTAGTTTGGCTATTTACAGCTTGTGTACCCCAACTACTAAGCTGATTAGATGGGAACATTTCTACCCCATCCCGACTAAAGGCATATCCTACTCCTGCAAGAGGGTCATTCACATCTCGTGAAAGCCTACCTGACGAAGGTGTAAAAGCAGTCCAACCATTACTCCCATCAGAAAATTCCCAGGTTAAAGCACCTAGACTACCTGAAGTAGCTAAATCAAATACAGCCAAGTCAAATCTATTGGCATCCCCCAAATAGAGATAATGACTAGCTGTATCAAATATAGTAGTAGCAGTTCCCAAAGGGGATTGCATCTCTTGAGTTATATTTGTAAAGCCACTATTAGCTGACGTAGCTTTAAATATTGTATCAAATTCCAATCCTGCTGATGAGGGCATTGTTTCTCCTTATGAAGCTATTACTTCAGATGGGTATTGTTCGCTTCGCTCAAAACTATCTTCATCTACAACCCCGTTAATACTTTCTGGTGCTGCTTCTTGCTTGCCCCTCAAGTACATGGCTATGCCATTAAGGTTATGAATCTGTTGTGTAAGTTGTTCTCGTTGGGTATTCAGGGCATTTAGTTGAGCCACCAATTCTTCTAGTTGCTTAGTTACTTGATCCAAATCTTGTTCCACATCTATATCTGACATATCTTTCCTCCTAACCTTTTGTTTACTTATATATTATACCACACTTCGTCGTTTAATTGGCAGCTTGTCCACTCCAGTCTGTCATATCTATGGTGATGGACGTTTTGCTGCTTCCTCAGCTTCTCTCTGCACCGCAGTTTTATAATCATCTCGTGCTAATACCATATTAATCAATGCATCGTCATGAGCAGGGATGGATTCTACATCTGGGTCTGCCAATAATTTGATGTGCCAATCAGCAATCATTCTTGTCTTAACCGATTGTAATTTGCCATCCATTGCCATTTGAATCCAATCATCTACATCCAATAATTCATTGGCAAGAATCTTCATATTCATATCTGAAATTGTTACTGTAAAATCCATAAGTATCTCCTTATGCCACCAAATATGCTGACCAATATGTGCCTGCTTCAAGGTCTACCACTTGACTTCCATAATAAAGGTATCCACCAAAATAAGCATAATCATTTGCATCCAATTCTACTAACTGTGACCATCTAACAAATAAATTACCACTGGTAGTGTATGCTTGCGCCCAAGCATTTGAACTACTTATAGATATAGTACCGCCTGGCCCATCTGTAAACAGGCTCAAATTAAAATACGTATTTGAACTATTCAGATGGTTTAAATATATAGACACATTAAATTGGTACACCCCAGTTACTGGAGCAGTAAATTTTCCATTAGCAAAACCTGACCCTCTATTTTCAATAATGCTCCACTGGGAATTGGCATAACTTTCAGACTTAAATAAAATAGTATTACCAGTAACATTGGTTTGTTGGGTAGTTAACTTTGCAATAAAAGCTGGCTGTCGGGCTTGAGTTATTGCTCCATTCCCATCAATTTTCAAATCTATGCTTCCATCACTATCATTAGTAATTCTAAAAGTACCATCGGTTCTAGCAGAAATTGCCCATGCTTGACTGGTGCCACCTGTAGGAACCATGTCAAACTGAATGTTTCCAGCCCTACTCATACGTAGAGCATGATTACCACTATGCCACGTTAAGGTTGCATTCTGAGTCAACGTATCGGTATCAGACCAATAAGCAATACTAGCAGCAGCACCAGTACCATCTATTCCACCAGCAGCAGCCCAAGCATTAGCCCCATTCAAAAAGGTGCTGCTACTACGAGTTCCGCTACTTCCTAACTGTGCAACTGGTACAGTACCAGATGTAATTTGCGTCCCATTCAGGGCAGTTAAGGCTGCTCCATTCAAGACTGGGAGAGTACCATTAGCAGTTATGTTACCTGCGGCTAATCCAGTTATGCCTACCCCACCGCCTACAAATTCTGTTGAAGTAATACTTGTTGCACCAGTAACAGCACCAGCATCTATAATAACTAAAGCAGTATTATTAAAACTCTTTCCAGTAGTTCCATTCCATGTTATTACTGCATTATTAACAGTAGAACTAGGGACTGTTATTGATGCGTTATGGTCAAATGCTGTATTAGCCATGTGTTACTTTACTCCTTTCCTGAATAGGTGTCATAATAGCTCCCAATACTCCCTCTAAAGGATTAAAGTCAGGTTCTGCTGCTCGTTTACAGAGAGCCGCCAATGCCGCCATTGTTAAACCTTTTGCTACTACAACGTCTGCTTCTGGGCGATAAGCAATAGAAATATTCTCCCCATCATATTCTATACATACACGGGATTGAACACCCTCAAAGAATGGGCGGTCAGGAGCATCAAATAATTGGTTATACATATCAAATATACACTCTGACATTACGCCAAGAGTTTCCAGTGGAGATAAATCACTTCCCCATGTAGTTGTACCTTCAGTGCTTACATCAATATTAATTGACGGCATATTAATCCTTTTGACACGCTGTTAATTGTATATATGGGGCGTTAGTGCCTGCCACAGAGCCAGCATTAGCATTAGTACCGGCTGGAGTTCCAGCGGAGGCGGCAACAACCACATTTGAGTGCATTACTACGGTTGGAGTATTGCCTTTATAATTCAAATCTCCAGTACTACTCCGTGCTGGAAATCGGCCTACCGGACTAACAGTGTCACCAGCTTCATCCATAGCTTTTGCCGAATGGCCGTGGGTGGCAAGTGCAGAACCAGAAAAGGTATGTGTGTGCTGTCCTACAGCACGATTCTCTTGGTTAGTCAGGGCTGTTCCTACTGTCCCTGATACTGTTCCACCAGAAGGAACACCAACAACGTACCTTCCTCTTGCAGCCGTATATTCTGACCATCCACTAGGACAAGCCCCCGCCATGAATGCAATCACCCCACTAGGAACACCGCTAGGAGTTTGCCATTGCATATCCCCACGTAAAAATGTGGATGAACTAGCTGTTCCAGAAGTAGTGTTTAATTCTGCCACACCAATGGCATCATCAGCCATTTTTGCATTTGTTACAGAATTATCGGTAAGGGCTATACTAGATAAAATATTTCCACTTGAATTATATACTGTCCAACCCATCTTAGGTTACCTCCAAGCCGTATATGTTATAAGAAATAGATGTGCTATCTGTATTAGCAATACCGTAAAGAATATCTCCTGCATCTAATATGATACTACCAGTA